GTCATTATGTAAAGAATCGTAATTTTGCGGGTCCATCCTCCTTTACGCTACAGCTAGAGAACATTGCGCCACTATCCGAGGATTCTACGGTTCCGAATATCAACGTTAACTATACTGTAACTGATAAGGCGGATGGTGAGCGCAAGCTACTGTATATTGGAAGGAACCGCAAAATATACATGATTGACACGAATATGAACGTCCAATTTACAGGCTCTATTACACAAGATAAAGACCTTGTAGGGACGTTAATCGATGGTGAGCATATTTTGTATAATAAGACCGGGGTTTATATTAACTTATATGCTGCGTTCGATATATACTACTTGAGTGGAGAGGATAAGCGAAGTCTGTCATTCGCACCCATCGAAACGTCTATGGAAAAGGATAGGAACAACTATCGTCTATTGCTTCTTACCCATACAATTAATAGTATCAAGCCAATTTCGGTCAGCGCGACCGATGGAACCCCAGTTCGCATCGAAACGAAAGTCTTTAGACTTGGATCAGATAATACTTCGATATTCAAGCAATGTGGCGAAATAATAAACAATCCTGGACTATACGAATATGAGACAGATGGGCTCATATTCACACCTGCTCTATTTGCGGTTGGGGGCGATAATAGCAATGATAAGGCGGCCGACAAGGCGTTTAAAAAATCATGGGGGCATTCATTCAAGTGGAAGCCGCCAAAATATAACACCATTGACTTTTTGGTATCTATAAAGACGTTACCCTCTGGCGAGGAAGTCGTGGGCAATTTATTTAAATCTGGCGTGGACACGAATGTGAACAGCCAAATAGTTCAATATAAGACGCTAATTCTCAGGGTAGGATTCGACGAGAAGATGCACGGATATATCAATCCGTGTCAAAATGTAATCGACGACGAAATTCCCACATACACCGAATATAACAGCAACGACTATCGCCCGATGCAGTTCTTTCCGTCGTCGCCTAGTGATGACGATGCGGGAATTTGTAACATTATGCTTAAAGACGGAAACAACGGTAAAAAAGTAATGCTAACTGAGGCGGGAGAAACGATAGAGGATAATATGATTGTGGAGTTTAGCTATGTGATGTACGGTGACAAGCACTGGAAGTGGACTCCTCTAAGGGTTAGATACGATAAGACGGAGGACCTGCGAAACGGTGGAAGCAACTACGGTAATGATTATCGTGTTGCTAATAACAATTGGCACAGTATTCATTATCCTGTTAGCGATAAAATCATTACTTCTGGTCTTGATAGTTATGTGGCGGAGGACGACGACGTATACTATAATAAGGTGAGCGGAGCAAGTCGCACCAAGGAGCTGCGCAACTTCCATAATCTTTACGTGAAAAATATGCTAATTACAAAGGTATCAAAACCGGGCAATAACATGATTGACTTGGCGGTAGGTAAGGGTGGTGATATTCCTAAATGGAAAATAGCCAAACTTAATTTCGTCTTCGGTATTGACATTGCGGCCGATAACATTAGCAATAGAAAGGATGGCGTCTGTGCCAGATACCTAACGGAGCGAAAAAATAACAAGCGAATGGCAAAGGGAATATTTGTAAACGGAAATTCATCTGTTAATATTCGTAACACAGAGGGAATAATAACCGACCAAGGTAAGAAGATTACCAACGCGGTATTTGGTAAAGGCGCGAAGGAGGCGAAAGACATGGGAAAAGGTCTGTATAATGTATACGGGCTGGGCAAAGATGGATTCGACATAACATCTATTCAGTTTGCAATTCACTATATGTTCGAGTCACAACTCACACTTCATAGTTTCCTGCGCAATGTTAGCGAGGTTACGAAGGTTGGTGGTTATTTCATAGGAACCAGCTATGATGGAAATTCCATATTTAGATTGCTTTCAGACAAAGAAAAGGGGGAGAGCGACGTCATCATGGTGGAGGGTGATAAAATATGGGAAATTACAAAAGAGTATGAAAGAACGGACTTTTCGGACAATAGCAGCTGTCTTGGTTATGCGATAGACGTGTATCAAGAGTCAATCAACAAGAAATTTCGCGAATATCTCGTCAACTATAACTACTTGACACGGTTGCTTGAGAATTACGGATTCACACTCGTCGCCAATAACGAGGCTAAGGCGATGGGAATACCGTCTGGAAGCGGAATGTTCAAAGAACTATTTGATACGATGACTACCGAAGTGAAGCGAAAGAAAAAACATAATTATGGATTGGCACCCAATATGAGCACGGAACAGCGCAAAATATCATTCCTCAATAGATACTTCGTATATAAAAAGACCCATAACGTTAATGCCGAAAACGTTTCCAGGGATTTACTATCCCAGACACTGGAGGACGAGATGGCGCAGCCACCCGACGATGTAATTAACGAAGAGGAGTTCGTAGAGGAACCTTTTGTCATAAGCAACGCGGATACAGGCAACGCGGATACAGGCAACGCGGATACAGGCAACGCGGATACAGGCAACGCGGATACAGGCAACGCGGATACAGGCAACGCGGATACAAGCAACTCGGATACAAGGAAGAAGGCTGTGCCAAGCAAACCAAAAAAGAAAACCACGCGGTTAAAATTGAACACTTCTACTAGTTCGACAAAGAAATAAAGAGAATATTATTGCCGTAAACAATCTAAATGATGAACTATATATTATGTATCACCTATGAGTTATTTTTTATTACCAAATGTATCATATAGCACAAATTTATATAGCTCCGTTTCGATTAAGGTAATTGCTAAAGAAAATGTATTGCCAACGATAAACAAGACGTTGGCAATATATCTCACAGACATTAAAACGGAAATTGACAACCGACAAGACGACTGGGATAGATTCAAAAAATATACGAACCCATACGAGTATATTCACACCCAAATATCAAACACGAAAATGTCCGTATGTAAGACCAAGCCGCTCTCACGCTCGTATTTCAAGATGATTGAAATGTGTGGGCTATTTGATTTGGTTAAGTGTCTTCCTGTTAATTGTAAATCGTTTCATCTGGCAGAGGGACCGGGTGGGTTCATAGAGGCGTTATGTCACCTTAGACAGAACCCAGGCGATTCTTATGTTGGTATTACATTGCTTGACAAAAATAACAATAACGTCCCGGGGTGGAAAAAAAGCAACGTATTTTTAGAAAATAATCCGAATGTTTACATTGAGACAGCAGCAGATCGCACCGGAAATTTAATGTCGCTTGAAAATTTGATATATTGTCAGAAAAAATACAAACACGGTATTGATTTAGTAACCGCCGATGGTGGGTTTGATTTCTCAATAGACTTTAATCATCAGGAGGCGGTCAGTTCTAAATTAATCTTGTGTCAGATAATTTTCGCAATCGCCGTTCAAAAAAAACACGGAAATTTCTTAATAAAGTTTTTTGATACATTTACGAGTGCGTCGATAGACATGCTATACTTGTTATCAATAATATACGAAGATGTCTATTTCGTGAAGCCGAACTCCAGTAGATACGCTAACTCGGAGAAGTATGTTGTTTGTAAAAATTTTCGCCTCGAAGACCCGGAAACGTTGGTGGCACAATTCGCCCCGATATTTGACGATATTAACAAAGAACATAATATATCTGAAATTCTATCAATGAGACCACCGTATTTATTCGTCAATAAGATTGAGGAACTGAATGCTATTTATGGACAGCAACAATTAGATAGTATTGCGTGTACACTAAATCTGATAGACAACAACAAGACAGATAAAATAGAAAATCTAAAAAAACATAATATCCAGAAATGTATTAATTGGTGTCTTAAATACAATATGCCACATAACAATAGTCATATGGGTAATAATATATTCCTATCCAAGAAGCCTGATACACATTAATGTTAAAGAGTTGTATAATATATTATTGGGAAATCATATATTATATAGATATCTTATATAGATATCTTATATAGATATCTTATATGGATATCTTATTGAGTTGTCGTGAAGCACATAGTTTTGTTACCATTTAGGCGACGAGGTGTGCACGTATTTTGTTTAGATTTTAGAAAATAAATTGCGTTAGAATTAGAGCTGTAACGACCAGCGTTTCGGGCCTCTAATCCATAAGCAGAAGCAAAACTTTGGGCGTTGTTATTTATCGTATCTACCTTCAATCTTAATAATCGCGATCCACTGGAAACTGCCCCCTGTGTAGAGAACTTGTGATTATTCGGTTTATATATTAGTTTATTGGGAACCGGACAATCGGGCTCGTTGCCTGACGTTTTATTGTAGCTGGGAGGTCCCTTAGTTACGTCGTTTGACGGATGTAGGGGCTTACCGTTTGAATCGAAATAGCTAACGCCATCGACTTTGGTGCCAGTCGCCTGATTCTGTGTGTATGTTCGGCCTCTGGATTGTAAATATGCGCGACTGTCTGTATAGTATTTTTTGTCTATCAATGTGGATGCGCTTTTGATAACGTGATTTTCGGGGTTACACGCAACACACACAGCCTTGTTAGATGCGGTGTCGAAATACTTATCTGATGGAAGCGGATCGCGTATCTGTATACCGTGATTAATTTCGTCAACTAATCCAATTCTATTGTTATCCGTGTCGCAAACCGCGCCACTTCCTAAATTTACAGAACCTCCGGGCGTATCCATCGGCATACCAACCGCCGAGCGCCCCTGACTGTTTTTACCGTTTAGTTGTTTGCGCCATATCTTAAGTGGACGAGCCTTAAAGGCGGTTCCGCTATCTCCTACTATGGTATCGTTATCCGCGCGCGTCCACGAAGGAACCACACTATTATTTATTTGTCCTTTCCAATTAATTATGGGTTGGTCCTGCCATTTATAAGTTGATGTCATTATATATACTAATTTTAGAAAATAAAACCTGTTATTATATTAATATGGTTACTGATTCGTTATTTAATAAAGCGGTTCTAATTTGTGTTTTATTTTTAATTGGAATGACAATGGTTGATTGTTTGAAATGTATGATACCTAAAACTATAGAAGGGCAAAGTAACATTGGCGGAACAGCCATGTCTGTTGAAGCAACTATGCACAAACATACTGGTGAAATTGCTATTTTACAAGAACAGTTAGGGACACCGTTGAATGCCCTAACATTGAAGGTTCAAGAATTAGAAAAAAAAACGGATAGTAATGCCGAACAAATAATTGAGATGGTTAAGGCTAATGGAGCTACTGCGACGGCAAACGCAATGGAATTGGGGATTAAATAGTCATTAATATCTAATATAATAATATAATAATATAATGCCAAGTAATAGTTTTTTAGGAGAGGATTATAATTATATTGGCGCTTTTTACAATCCAAGAGATTGCGGTGGTGGTGGTCCTTGTATGAGTGAAGAAGGTGGGAGCATAGGTAAGAATATAGACGGAACATTGAATTACGGAAACGCGCTTATATATCATGAACCCGTTGGTACCACGGGTGGAGTTCAAAAGACCAAAGGTGTTTTAGGAAACAAGTATGTAATAAATACAGGTGTTGAATGTAATACAGAAACTGGCGAAACCGTAGAACGTCATATTGGTGTAAATAATCAACCTAGTGGCAATTTTCCAATTCTTAGCGAATTAGTAGAAACCGGTGGAATGCCAAAAGGATTAATACCCGGCATGCTTTCAAATATCGAACGTATTAACCCTATTAAATTATTAAACGCTCTTACTAACCCAGAAACTGGGGAGGACGCTATATGTAGAGAGCGAACTGTTAACGAAATAACACAAGCATCGTCGGGCGCAAATCAAACAACTGAAGCTAAGGTTCATATGACAGATAGGGATTATAAAGAGTATACCGAATCATTTGAAAATATATACAGCGACGGAAACGAAGCGCCTGTAAATAATTACTCCAGTATGCCAGACGATATATTGATGCAGTTATATTTGTCAACTCTTACTATTACGGGAATGTATGTTGTTCTAAAAATAATGAACCAGTGATAATTAATTATGATAATATTACAATTAATTATTTTATAATTTAAATAAACAACGCGGGGTCGACTGCGCCTCCTTGATGCTGCTGCTGCTGCTGCTGCTGTTGCTGCTGCTGCTGCTGTTGCTGCTGCTGCTGCTGTTGCTGCTGCCGCTGCTGCTGCTGT